TTGCGTGACTGACCCGCCCTATGGCATCAATCGGGAGGGCATCACAAACGACGATCCCGAAGGGCTGCGGGCGCTGTTCGATGGGTGTCTTGCTGCGATGCCGATTGACGACGGCGTGCTGATTGCGTTTCAATCGCCACGGCTAGAATGGGTGTGGCTTGACGCAACGCGGGCGGCAGGCTGGCATCCTGAGCGGCTGTTGTGGATGTACAAGCCGAATGACGAGACTTTCCCCTGGCGCGGATGGCTTCTGACTTCAGAAGCCATCCGCGCCAGCAGTAAAGGGAAAGCGGAGTGGTTGGACGTACACCCGTATTCTCACGACTGCTATTCACCAACAACGCTTGGGCAAGAGTTGGCCGACACTGAAGGATGGCACGCCAGCGTTAAGCCGCAAGCCGTGGTGGTTGATCTTGTGAAGCGTGTCGGCGGCATTGTTTATGAGCCGTTCAGCGGTTCCGGCACGACGCTGATTGCCTGCGAGCGGCTGGGCCGGCGGGCGCGCTGCGTGGAGATCGAGCCGGGGTATGTGGCGGTGGCGCTGGAGCGGTGGGCAACCATGACGGGCAAGACGCCGGTGCTGGTGGATGACGATGCGCCGGATAAACTCAGTTAGCGGAAGGATGGTCAACATGGTTCCTGTGTGGTTTGCGGCATTCTGCGCTGGCTGGGCTGTGTGCTCCACGGCGCTGGCGCTGTTGCACGCGCGGCGAGAGCGCCAGGCCAGGGCGGCGCTGGCGGCGCTGCAGGAGAATATGCCGGTGGTGGTGCTGACGGGACCTGCGGGCGTGGCTGAGGCTACGCTGCCGGTTTCGGCGGCGTGCTACTGGCTGAACTGAGGCGGCGGTGATGCTTGAGCGAGCGGATCACTTGCGGGCACGTCAACGGCAATGGACAGGAGTGCGGCCGGTTCCTGGGCGAGATCGACCAGGGGCTGGTGCTGATCTACTGCCCGGCGTGCAAGGCACTGCACTCGATTGAGATTGCGATGCTGGCGCGGTATCTTTCAAGCTACCTGGCCGAAGTCGAGCAGCAGGCGAAAACACAAAAGCGGCGAGTCGTAGGCTTTGCCTAGACTGTTAATCTCGGTTAGCGGCAGGTTGGACGGAGTTGGACGGGTCGGACTGGTAGGACGAGTAGGACGTGTTGAATGGGCGGTAGATTGACAGCAGCGTTTTCATGTGATATGATGAAACCGTCAGCAGATGAATGGACGGCGCTGGATGGCTGAGGCCGGAGCGGCGCACTGACGACCATTGCGATGTAGGCCCACGAGAGGCAGATAGCCCTCGTGGGCCTTTTTTTGTCCCCGGAGCGTGAACCCTATGGCAGGACTACAGGCGCCAACGGCGTACCAGACGAAGGCGGCGACGATCAGCAGCGCAGCGGTGGCGATTTCGGCGGCGGGATGGAGCTGGACAGCGGGCAATCTGGCGCTGGCTGACCAGGCTGTGATCACGGCGCACTCTCAGCCCGTCTGCATGACGTGGGACGGCACGACGCCGACCGCGACGGTGGGGCTGTACATCCCAGCCGGCGGCACGGTGACGGTGGCCGGCAACGACAACGTGCAGGCGGTCAAGCTGATCCGCCAGGGCGGCAGCGACGCCACGGTGAGCATCACGCTGGAGAGGTACGTATGACGATCCAACCAGGGATGAGCGGCGGCAAGGCGGAGATCGTCGGGACGGTCTCCAACACGAACGGCACGGCCACGGTGGGCGCGGTGCTAGGCGATCCGAAGGCCAGCAGCCTGGCTGATCTGCTGTTTGCCCTGGGGGCGCAGCGGGTGCCGAAGGGGATCACCTATACCGGCGCGACCAGCTACGCGGCGTTTACGGTCTCGGGCACGGTGGCGGTGAAGGTGGTCGGCGCGGTGACATCGGCGCTGACCGAGCATGCGGACACGACCTCGGTAGGAACAGCGACCAGCGCGGCGGGGTTGATTGCGGCCACAGCCGGCACGGCGATGCAGACGATGGGTCAGATATGGGTGGACAACGCGCCGTCGAAGTTCGAGACCTTCCCTGCCAACTGGACGATCATCAGTGAGGACATCGCCGTGGCCAGCACTGCCAACCTGACGGGCGGCACGGTGACGCTGAACTGCTGGTGGTTTCCGGTGGTGGCCGGCAGCTCGTTGGTGGCGGCAGAAGCATGACGCAGTTCTACGGCCTGGAGAAGATCGACAACAAGGCCGTCGACGGCCTGCTCGGCGTCTCCAACAGTCTGGGCTACAGGGTCCACGAGATCGAGCGGCACCTGCACGGCCGGGAGCGATGGCTGGGCAAGGCCGGCAGCCAGACGGCCACGGACTGGGCTGACAACGTGCTGACGCCGTTCAGGGCGATCTCCGGCGCCAATGCCTACGGCGGTGACGCCAACGACGAGGCGCTGGTGCTGGGGACGGCCGACACGCCGGTGATCAGCGGCATGGTGCGCTACGACCTGCACAGGATCATGATGGTCGGCGCGTCGTCGAGCACGGCCTACAAGTTGCGGCTGGTCTACGGGTCGGGCACGATGGCGGATGCGATCACGGCGGGTCAGTACAGCGAGCTGTGCATCATGAGCGATCCTGCTGCCGCGCAGGTGCCGCATGATGTGTTTGAGGTGATGATGCCGCGCGGCACGTGCGGCGTGACGCAGGTGTGGGTGCAGGCGTGGAATGCCACGGACAACGCTACCATCGATTTCCTGGTGGGCCTGCACGAGTATGAGGGCTAACGCGTGACGAGTCTAGCGGATCGGCTGAGCGGCTGGGCGATTGACCGGTGGGCGTTTGCGCGCAAACGATACCAGCGGGCGGTGGATGCTCCGAGCGCGCAACCTGTGCGGCTGGCGGCATCGTTTATGGAGCGCCAGGGCCAGGCGGACGCGTACGGCAGCGAGACCATGGACACGGAGGTCTTGCAGCGGCTGGCCGTCACCAGCTCGTGGGTGTTTTCGGACATCCAGTTGATTGCCGGGCGGGTGGCCAGCGAGGCAGGGCGGCCGGTGGCGGCGCGCTACGTGGAGGGACGCTGGGAGGAGGATTGGGATCACGCTATGACCCGGCTGCTGGCGAAGCCGAACGGGCTGATGAGCGGGTCCTTCATGTTGCGCTATCTGACCTGGTGGTACATGCTGAACGGCAACGCCTATTGCTTCGTCAGCACGGCGCAGCTCGGGCGGGGTGAGCCCCAGGAGCTGTGGCCGCTGGTGGCCAGCCAGGTGACGCCGCTGCCGGACACGCTGCGGCAGAGTCGGATGGGCGGGTTGGTGATCGACTACGAGTACCAGGTCCATGGCCAGTTGATGACGCTGCCGGGCGAGCACGTGATCCATTTCCGCACAGCCAACCCCTGGGACTACTGGCGAGGGCTGGCGCCGCTGACGGGCGCGCTGACGGCGGTGCAGAGCGATACGAGCCGGGCCAAGTGGGACCGAGACTTTTTCGGCGTGGACAATGCCATTCCGTCATCGGTGATCAGCCTGCCGGCGGAGATCACGGACTCTGACTTCGACCGGGCGCAGGAGGAGATCAGGGCTGAGTTCGGCGGCCGGCGGCGCACGGCCATCACGCGCGCTGGCGACCTGAGTATCGAGACGATCCAGCAGACGATGGTGGACATGCAGATGGTGGAGAGCCGCGAGCTATCCCGCCAGGAGATCGACCGGGTGTATGGGGTGCCGGAGGGTCTGTTCAGCGGCGCCTCCAGCGGTGAGAGCCGGCTGGCGCTGGAGTCGACGTTTGCTACCAACACGGTGCAGCCGATACTTGATTATTTCGCGGAGGAGTGGACCAACGGGCTGGCGCCGTTCTACCGCGAGGATGGCCTGACGGCCTACGCGCGCTCAGTGGTGCCGCGTGACCGGGCGCTGGCGGTGCAGGAGTATACGATCTACAGCCAGGATCGGACGGTCAATGAGAACCGGGCTGAACAGGGCCTGGAGCGGCTGGCGCTGCCGTTGGCGGATGTGCCGGTGCGGCTGCTCAGCCAGGCTGGCCAGGCCGATGATGGGCCGGGCGTGGGATCGATGGCGGGTGCGGATGCGCCGGAGAATGTGGTGAGTGGTGAGGCTGGGAAAGCGGACGGATTGGTCGGAGTGGATGGATTGGGCCGATCGGACGGTGGCGAGAAGCCTTCTGTTAAGGCGAATTATCCGGCGGGATCTGCGGCTGAGGCTGAGGGGCTGCGGGTTGAGTTGAAGCGGTGGATGAAGGTGGCCCTGGGCGAGGTGCGCGCGGGGCGGCCTGCGGCTGGGCGCGAGTTCTCCAGCGAGGTGCTGCCGGACGCGGTTGTGGCCATGGTGCGCGCGGGGCTGGAGGGCGCGGCGGATGAGGCTGCGGTGCGGTCGGTGTTTGCGGGGTGGTTGGGCGGTGGACGGAGTCGGACGGGGGCGGACGGTTCTGACGGGTTGGACGGCGCGAAGGCGGTCGATCCGCTGGACGATGTGCGGCGGCGCGCGGAGCGGGCGATTGAGAAGGCGTGGAAGGCCGGCCACACGGACGGCGGGACTGTCCGGCAGATTGAGGCGGGCGAGCTGGACCCGACGGGCGCCTTCGATGCGCTGTGGCTGGAAGACTACCGAAAGCGGATCGATGCCAAGCTGCTGCCTGCATTGAGCAAGGCGGCCCTGGACGCGGCCAAGGCGACGGCGGGCCAGATGGGCGTCAATTGGCAGTTGGTCAACGAGCAGGTGCTGCGCTGGTCGCAGCAGTACGGCTACACGTTGATCAGCGGACTGACGCAGACGACGCAGGCGCAGCTACAGAACACGATCAGCGCATGGATCAGCAGCGGCGAGCCGTTGGCGGATTTGACCGACAAGCTGACGGAGATCTTCCAATCGCCGGTGCGGGCGCAGATGATTGCCAGCACGGAGGTGACACGGCTTTACCAGGTGGCCAACGAGCAGAGCTGGCGCCAGGCAAACGTGGAACTGGATGCGGGAATCGTAGGCGCCGAGTGGCGCACGGCGGTGGACGAGCTGGTCTGCCCGATCTGTGCTCCGCTGGACGGCCAGCAGCGGTCGCTGCAATCGCCTGGGTATCTCAACCCGGACGACGGCCAGCTCTATTTGATGCCGGCGCACGTGCGCTGCCGCTGCTGGGAGGTTCCTGTGTTGAGCAAGCCAGGCTCCAGGCAGCGCGGGCCCGGGCCGGTGGAGGTGGGCGCGTGACCGGGCTGGCGATCACCATTCAGGGCCTGGACGAGCTGCGCGAGCGGTTTGGCGAGGCCCATCCGATTGTCCAGCGCGAGTTGAAGCGGTCCATGCTGCGCGCGGTGCTGGGTGAACTGCAACGGATGCCGCCCTATCCGCCGCCGCCTGCAGGATCCACCTACAAACGCACGGGATACCTGGGCCGCAGCCTAACGGCGCTGGTTGGCCGAGCGCCTGATGCGGCCAGCGATGTGCGTGAGGTGGCCGGCGGCGTCGAGGGCCAGGTCGGGACCAACGTGGTCTATGCTGGCAGGGTGATTGGCCAGGACCAGGGTAGGGCATGGAAGGGCCGATGGTGGCGGCTTGAGGAGAGCGTGCTGAGCCACAAGGCCGACATCGAGGCAGAGTTCGAGGACGCGGCCGCGCGCATCGCCGAGCAGTTGGACGGCGCGGCGGGTGCGGCTTGATGCGAGGTATGAGACGATGAACGATTGGCAGACGGTGAAACGACTGGGCGGCGGCCGGATCGGCGGGTATGCCGTGCTGTGGGGTGATGCCGAGCGGCGCGACCTGACGGGCGAGTTTTTCACGCAGCGCACGCAGGACCTGGAGACGCTGTTCCAGGCCATGGGCCGGCTGCCGCTGCTGTACCAGCACGCGGCCGACGGTGCGCTGAAGGCGGCTGTGGTCGGCCCGGTGGACGTGCTGATGCGTGACGAGATCGGGCTGTGGTATGAGGCGCAGCTCAGCATGGCGGAGCAGTATCGCCAGGCGATTGACGGGCTGATCGAGCAGGGTGTGCTGGGCACCAGCAGCGGGACGCTGCCGGCCGCGCGGCGGGTGAACCGGTCGACGGGCGAGATCGAGCGCTGGGCAATTGCTGAACTGAGTCTGACACCCACGCCGGCCGAGCCGCGCATGATGGAGCGGCCAGTGGCCGAGGTAGCGGCCGCGTTCAAGGCGGTAGGCTTGGACCTGCCGGACGAGTTGGACGGGTTGGCGGCCAAGGCCGGCCGGCGGCTGTCGGCGCGGCAACTGAAGCGGCTGGCGGAGGCGCAGGAGACCATCGCTGACCTGGTGCGGTGGGCGAGCTATGAGGAGGGTGCGGACGGAGAGGACGGAGAAGACGGATCGGACGAGGCGGATGATGCGAAGTCAATGGCTCCGGCGACGGGGCTTGACGATATGAGCGAGGCGGGCGCGGACGCGGCACAAGGGCCGGAGGACGGCCAGCCAGGGGACGACGACCAGCCGATGCTCAAGAATGTTTTGATCGAGACGGAGCGCCTGGCGCTCCTCAAACTGGCTGGAGGTTGAAACGATGAACCTGAAGGAACAGTTCGCGAGCAAGATCGCCGAGGCGCAGAAGGCGCTGGAGGCTGGCGATCTGGAGCGCGGCAAGACGCTGCGGACCGAGGCGGAGACGCTGAAGGTCGCGTTGGATGAACTGGATGCGCTGGACGGCCTCAAGAGCCAGGTCCAGCCGATGCGGCCGCCGATGCCGGGCCTGGGCGAGGCTCCTCAGCCGCCCGCGCCGGACGGGGCGGCCAACAAGACCCTCCACGCGCTGTACCACATCAAGTACGGCGAGGAGGACCAGGCAACGAAGGCGATCTACGAGGATCTGGTCGGGCCGAACTATCGGCAGACCATCTTCGAGCAGAACGCGGCCTTCGCCAAGTACCTGCGCGGCGGCGACCGCGCGCTGACTGGCAACGACGTGGCGCTGCTGAACAAGCAGATTTTCCCGGCGGGCCAGATCCGGCAGATGGTGGAGGACGGCTACGACGTGGCCACCATCAAGACGACCATGGTCGAGGCGCAGGGCAGTCTGGGCGGCTATGCGGTGCCGCCGAACGTGCAGGCCGACATCGTGAGCCGGCTGCCTGCCATGACCGTCGTGCGCGGCGGTGGCGCTGAAGTGGTCGAGCTGGTCAACGGCAACTCGGTCGACGTGCCCGTGATGACCGGCGGCGACAGCCAGTATCCCGGCGCGCTGCGCGGGGCCTGGGGCAGTGAGACGCAGGCGCCGACTGAGAAAAACGCGACGCTGGGCCTGAAACCGGTGGTGGCGCACATCTACACCTACAAGGTGCCGATGTCGCAAAGCCTGGTGGAGGATGCCGGCAACCTGGTGCGGATCGTGACGAACCAGATCGTGCAGACGCTGGCCGTCGACGAGGACAACGCGTTCCTGACGGGCGACGGCGCGAACAAGCCCTACGGCATCCTGCCCAGCTCGGCCAACGGCCTGAGCCTGACTGAGGTGGTCTCCGGCCATGCGACGCTGCTGACGGCGGACGGCCTGATCGGCCTGAGCGACGGCATCGACGAGCAGTACATGGCCAACGCGCGTTTCGTCTTCCGCAAGGCGACTGGGACGGCGATCCGCAAGCTCAAGAGCGGCTCGGGCGAATACTTGTTCGACCGGGAGCTGGAGAACAACAAGCGGACGCTGCTGGGCTACGCGTTCAACCGCAGCGAGGCTTTGCCGGCGGTGGGCGCGGGTAGCTATTCGGTGCTGTTCGGTGACATGGCTGGTTACTGGATCGTCCAGAAGGCCGGCTTGACCATCGCACGGTTCCAGGACAGCTACACTGGCATCAATAAGGTCGAGTACCACGTCCGGCGCCGCGTGGGCGGGCGCGTGGTCGAGACCTGGCGCTTCGCTGTCCAGAAGACGGCTGCGAGCTGAGTGTAGGCTGACCTCGGACGGAGTTGGACGGCTCGGACGGAGTTGGACGGGTCGGACAATGCGGCTGAGACGGCTGATGACAAGGAGAGATAACGATGATTAGCGGAAGCCTTGCAGAGAAGATAAAAGTCGTGCTGGGCAGCGCGAAGCCTGAAACGGCGATGTCGGGCGTGGCGGCTTACCCGGCGTCGGGGGCGTTCGTGGACGTGAGCGGGTACGAGTTTGCGCACATCGTGGCCCACCTGGGCACGCTGCACGCGAGTGACACGCCGACCCTGACGCCGAAGTGCTCGGACAGCGTGAGCGGCACGCTGGACGTGATCGACAGCTCGCTGGCCTACGAGTGCAACGTGACTGACGATGATGGCGACGTGCTGATGTGGAGCATCGAAGTGCGCAAGTTGCCGCTCGATCACCACTTCCTGGCGCTGGCCACCAGCGGCACGCTGACCAACGGCAGCTACATCGACGTGCTGTTCTTCTTGGAGAACGGCAGCCAGCCGGTGACGCAGCCGAGCACGGTGGTGTCGCAGATCGAGTGGATGGGATAGGCTGACTGACTGGCCTGCCGGCGCTGGGGGCTGGCAGGCCAGATCGGACGGATTGTACGGCTCGGACGGATTGGACGGGCCGAGCGACTGGAGTGTGAGATGACGTACAACACGCAGAACTATCAGGAGCAGGGCGGCGCCTCCTGGGTGGTCGGCGGCACGCTGGTGGCGGCGGTCTTCGACACGGAGAGCTTCAGCTACCCGACGGACGTGGCTGTGACGGCGACGTCGGACGGGCTGACCACGGGCACGATTGCCGACAAAGGTCTGTTGCAGTTCATCACGGTGACAAGCTCAAACGCCAACAACATCGTGGTGCTGCCCACGCCGACTCCAGGAACGATTGTGATCCTGCGGAACGGCGCGACCGGCTACGAGCTGCGGACCAGCGCGCCGGGGACGATCTCGATCAACGGCGGCGCCGGGGCCAACGCGGAAAGCGCAATCGCAGCCAACAGCATGGTGATTGCGATCTGCACGAGTGCGACGACGTGGCAGGCCATTGGCATTGCCGCTGCAACGCTGGCAGCCGTGGAAGCTGCGGCATAGGTGGATGCGGGCGGGCTGGCGCGGGCCGGCTCGCCTGCTGAGCCTGGAGGTGTAGCGCGTGAACCGTCCCTACGGTTGGAATGTCTGCATTCGCACCGAGAGCCCGGTTTGGCAGTCGCAGCAGGCGCTTGAGTTGCTTGAGCCTACGTGCTGGATGAACTGGCACTGGGACGAGTCTGGCGT